ACCGCTCCAATAGCATCATAATCATTCGGAGCTACAAAGGTATCATCTAAAGAGGTGCCGACATATGAAGCCGCTAAGGCTTGTAGGTCGGTTGTTAAAATAGCTGCATAATCTCTCAAAATCTTATCATTGATAAGGTTCTGAATGATAGATAAAGCTTTCTTTCTGAATTTTGCGAACTCCTCAGTAATCACATATTTAGCAGCTACTTTTTTAGCTTTTGCGAAATTACGAACTAAGGCATAAGATACTAAAGGCTTAACTGCCCCATCTTTTACAGTTCCTATAAGGTTGTAAGATGAATCAACGAAGATAACATAAGGCAATTGTCTATTTATTGCTCTCAAAGCTTTCAATAAACAAGTACCACCTTGCACAAATTGGAACATCCAAGCATAAGCTCCATCCCTTACAGACGAAGTAGTGCCATATCCAAGCGTTTGTCTTACCGTCTCTTCAGAACTATCTTCAGCGCCAACGAATCCCATTACAGGACGTAATCTAAGTCCTTTATTTGCGTTTCTTGCTGCATTGGTTAAGAACGTTTGTAAAGATGGTAAATCCGAATCTTTAATTACAAAGTCTGGGTTTACAATCCACATCCCAAATATTTTATCGGGGATAAAATTACACTGACCGTAGCCAGTATTTGCGAACAACTGCGTGCACGCTAATTCATTAATTAACATACTAGAGTATTTAATTTTATTGTTAAATTGGTTATTTCGATTGCATCTAAGAAATCATTAAAAACGTTGGCTTGTGCGTTGGGGGGTTTAGTTGAGTCCCAATAAGGTATTATCTTAGTTGTTATCTTTTCAGGATAGTAGCCAATAAAGGATCTGTGATGTATTAAAGTATCTACAAACTTCTCTACAATTGGAATTAATACTGGTTTAAAATTAACCTGATACCTTTCTTTTGTTATTAAGTTAGGGTTAGTATCTCTAACAACTGCCATATAAAGAGTAGTTACAACTGATCCGTCAGCGAAATATGTTTCAGGATATCCATTAAAAAGTGCAATTAAAGGATATCTGTCATATTCCATTCCGTTTTGCTCTCGCTTCATAAGTCTGCTTGTTATCTCATTTACTGATCCGGGCATAAAGTGAACACCCGTAATGTTGCTATCGTAAGCCTTTAGAACAGGAGTTAACTCTTGATTTACTTTCGCTACCACTTCCTCTATTACGTCTAAAACAATCATCTTCATAAGTTCAAAGAATTAATGTGTTGAATTAAATCATATCCCCTACACAATAGGAAGTTTCCGTAAGCCCATCCGAAATGAATCGGTGTTCTTGCTCCCCAATTTGGATAATCGGATGTGTTTTGATTTAAGAAAATAATTACTTTCTTATTTAGGTCAACCATTTCATTCCACGCCCTTACTTGCTTATCAATAGAACTTACACGATTAGCATTTTCAGTAAGTTGCATACTTTCACCTACTTCAACGGTTGTACTTGACGCATTTCTTAAGTACCAATAGTACACATAATTAGCAATAGGACTTTCTTTAGTCGCATCATTTGCTAAGGCGTTTTTTAAGTCAGTCCACTTTTGAGGTATAGGAACTTCTAATAATCCTGCTGTTAAGTCAGAATATAAATCTTGTCCTAATAACTCTATTAAAAACTTAGGCTCATATTTGTTTATGAATCCCGAAAGTTTAGATCGTGAACTGTCTACATCAACGCTATTTGCTTGACCCGCTATAAAAATCTCATTGATAAAATATGTACTATTGATAATCATAAGAAGTTATTTTTTGAGTTTCGCTTGACCTTTAGAAACTAACTTTTCAGCTAATACACGATGTACAGTGTGCTCAACATCTTCACCTAATAGGCTGTTTTTGAGTCCAATAATAACCGTATCTTCTTTTGGTCTAACTAAAGTACCGCCATCAATAACTGAATTTTCAGTTGTTAATGGTTGGATTTCTTCCTGTCCTGCTGGAATTATCTTTTGTTCTCTTTTTTCTTGCGCCATGGCTTAAAGTATTAAGGTTTTAAAAGTGCCGCTTTAACAGTTGCAAAAGAAGCCGTTACGAATGAACCAATATTGTTAGTAGCAATATAATCTTTAAAGAAATTCTCTACGATAATACGCATTCTATTGTTATCAAAGTCACTTGATACTGCTGTTACAACGCTAGTTCCAGAAACAACCGCAGTAGTGTAATCAATACCATAGCCTAAACGAATAGTCAAAGATTCCTGCTCGATTTTAAACAATCCGCTTTCTCCTAATGTGAAAGTTCCGATAGTTTGGTAAGTAGATGTTAAAACTCTAAAGCCCATCATCGTAACAAGTCCGTCAGGGTTGTACATTGGAATCATCATGAAATAACGACCTTGTGAGTCTTTTTCTAATGACAATCTCCATTTATCCTGCGGATGAATGATTAACAAATCAGGAAAAAAGTTTAACGTTTCAATTTGAGCCGCAACTGCGCCGATAGCGTCATAATCATTAGGATCTACAAAGGTATCATCTAAAGAGGTGCCGACATATGAAGCCGCTAAGGCTTGTAGGTCGGTTGTTAAAATAGCCGCATAATCACGCAAAATCTTATCATTGATAAGGTTCTGAATGATAGATAAAGCTTTCTTTCTGAATTTTGCGAACTCCTCAGTAATGACATACTTAGCAGCTACTTTTTTAGCTTTGGCAAAGTTACGAACTAATGCATAAGATACTAAAGGCTTAACTGCACCTTCAGCAACGATTGCAAATGCACCTTCGCTATTTCCTTCTTCTAACCATGTTGTGTACTCTTCAAGTTCAGCAACAGTAGTCACGTCTGCAATGTCAAAAATGTATTGAGTACCTCTTCTTTTCTTAACAACTCCGTCAATAACATTGAAGCTTTCAATCATCGCTAATGGAAAGTTGTTTTGGTCAATTACGTTAGTAGTGCTCATATTTGCAGCTGCTCTAATATTTAAAACAACCTCTCTATTACCACTTTGACCTTTGCTTCTCATCATTAATTCAACGTCAGAAACTTTTCCATCTTCAGGAAATAACATTTAGTTGATTGATCTTTGAATTAACTCTTTTGAGTCATCTTGATCAGCAATGCCCATTCTAACATTTTTAACTTTTTCAAGTTCAGCAGCAATGTTTTTAATAGATGTGTTTAGTTTTTCTCCATCAAAAGCTCTTAAAGCTTCCATCGGTAAGCCTTTCAAGGCTGTATCTAAAAGAGCTTGAACAGACTCCTTGTTTTGGTAGCCTCTAGCTTCAATCTCTGTTTTTGCGGTCTCTTTTACTTTTTCGAGCAACGCATCATGAGCAACTTTTTCTTCTGGTGTCATGTGTAAATTTTTTAAAGTGAATTTAATAAATAGCTATAATCTAATGCCTTTATCTTCTTATCCTCATTGAGTGTTTTTTTGCGTTGCTCAAACGGCTCAATTGGTATAAGTGATTTTTGTAATGCAAATAGTTTTCTAGCTTGCAATCTGTCTTTTCTTGGTATTTGATTTATAAAATCTTCTATATCATCATGTAAATCAGATAGTCCTTCCTTGCTTCTTATTGCGAATGTTTCCATATCAGCACCAATAGTTACAACGCTACCCTCAAATAAATCAACTTCTAAAAGAACTAAAGAATCTGTTTTCTCGTCATACTCTATCTTATCCCATACGTAATCGAATCCTACTGAGAATTGATTTAACGTTCCTGAATTGATTTGCTTAATTGTTCGGTCAGCATTTGGAACATCATCCAATGGTTCGGTTTCAAAATACAACCCAAAATCATCTTCTCTAAGAACAGCAAATAAAGCTAATGGATCATGTTGATTATGTTGCCATAAAAAAGTAAGCTTATATTTCGCTTGACTTCCGGGACCTCTCTCTCTAATTGATTTGGCAAATGCACCTTTTACGAATACTTCACCAAACATATTTTTGTTGCCCCATTTAACAAGATAGCCTCTAATAACTCTATCTTCTAAAGTAACAATATCCTCATTCTCATTTATCGCAATTGTGCTAAACGAAATTGGAGCTGCCCTCTGCTTTATTTGCTGTATTTTGTCCTGAAGTATCGACATTTCCTTTCAAATTTAAAATATTTTTCACTAAAGATAATTCATCTGGACTTAAATCTAAAATTTTCTTTTCATATATCGCTCCTATGCCCTTATCTCCATCATTAGATACTATCCAATCGTTAAGCGTACAAACTCCATTTTGCCATCTTTCAAGCCAAACAGAACCTAATGTTTTGTCGACATCTGCACGCTCTTTCCTATTTTCTTGCAGTACGTCAATATGGCTAAAGTCTGCATGGATATACTTTCTGTCAATGTTAAAAAAAGAACTATATCCTTGAGCGTATTTCTTTGCCATCGGTATAATTACATCCGAATAAAAGGACTTCATATCTGCATTTGCATTATTGAAAGTGGATTTATCTTTAGAAGGCACTAAATGTGGAGGTACTCGAAGTGCTGAATAAATAGCTATTGCATCGGATAATGTTTCCTCAAACGGCTGTAATTCTTGTATAGACATTGAGGTATCAATATATTCAACAGGAGCGGAAGAAACTCCTATTTGTGATTTTCCTCTTGTTAGTCCGTATGTAGCTTGATAGGCTTCTTGAGCGTCATTCTTTTCTTTTGTTGTTAAAGAAACTGAACCACTCGCATCTGTTTTTTTAGATACTATAAATCCTAAAGCTCCACGTTTAACATAAATTACATTCCTAGCTTCATAAACTGGAATCAAGTTTTTGATAGCTATTTTTGCACCCATTAATGGAGATACAAATTTACTTAAATCATTACCTTCTTGTAAGTTAAATTGAACAAAAGGAAGTACATTTTTAACACTAAATAATCGATCGCCTTGTTTATAAGATTTTACCAAATCATTTATAGAAGTAGCCGAATAAATATCAGCATTTTTATGCATCTCAATAGCTACTTTTTGAGTAGGTAAGTTCCACATTGAAATGATATTATCGTATGTAGGTGCTAATGTTTCAGGTCTGTTAAAAAACTGAAAGTTAGCTCCTGTTAATAGTTCATAACATACCGACTGCCAAATGAACTGTTTAAAGTTCATTAATGGATTTGGAGCTTCGAATAATTTATTAAAATATGGGTCATTATAAACTACCTCATCGTTACTGTTTTTTCTTAATTGCCAATTAGCGTCTGCAACTCTTGAAGCGATTTCGTTAATAGGTGCGAAAATCTCAGGAAGGCAATAAAAAAGAGTAATATAATTTTGACTTGAATTGCTACCATTTAGAATAGAATCTAAATATCCTTTCACTCCTGCAGGTTCAACTTCCGAATATTCATAAATGCCATTCTCTCTGTCGATAAAAACTTTTTCGGGTATTTGGATTCCTGCACTACGTTGTGCTAAATCTCTTATCCATGATTTCGGGTTGTACCAACTCATTTATTAAATTTTATTCATGCCAAACAAATGAGCAAAATTAATTTCAAAATAACTCCCTGCCATTTCGCAAAGGTCGGGTGCGTCATCGTGCTTATTCTTTTTACCTGCTTCTTGAATCTTTATGTAAGATGTTAAATTACGCATAAATTTATAATATTGAGGCAAAGTTTCATAATCACTACGAAAATAGAAATTATTTTTTATAAAAGATGACCTATTTAAAATTCGACTATGTTTATTAGTTCTAGGTCTTAGCATTCTAAACTCTCCCTCAAATCCTTTTGAGTCTAAATCTTCACGTACTCTTTGAGCAGTTTCTACCCATCCAAATACGCTTTCAACTCCTACGCTATTAGCTTTTGAACTCTTTATCATCTCGACTAAAGCCACTTCATTACTATCCGCTCCATCTGTATTATAAAGTACATCTGTTAAATATATCTTATCTCCTACTAATTTAAATACTCCACCTGCGAAATCATCGCCTCCAACATTGGCAGGGTCGCATGGAACGAAGGTAAAGTCAGGATCATTTAATCCTGCTGTATTATTAATATCGAAGTAATTTAAGTCTTTTAATGGGAACATTAGACCATGCTTAGGCATTGGATTTTGCATGTACTGCCTTTCAAAAACTATCTCATTAGCCTTTTTGAGCCTTAAAAGCTCCTCGATTGTGTGCTTAAATTCCCATAATGGAGTGCCGTCTGCTTTTATACATGGTAGCTCAATCACCTCCCATTCATCTTCCTCATCATCTCGTTGCAAATATCCGCTCAAATCCATTGGATGTAAACGCTGCATTATTACTATAATAGGGGTGTTACGGCTGTTTACACGGTTCTTAATAGTAGAGTCATATCTATTATTTACTTTCTCTCTAAGGGTGTCGGAGTCTGCATCATCAGGTTTAACTGGGTCATCTATTATAATAGCTCCACCGAAATTGAGTTTCTTGTCTAAGTCGTCCAATCCTTCTTGGCTAATTGCATTTAGGAACTCATCTAATTCCTCATCCACTTGACCTGCTCCAAATCCAGTCACTTGTCCACTTGCTGAACGCGCCAAAACTCCACCGTTTTTAGTAGTGTACCATTTATCTTTTGCCCTTGAATCTTTCTTTATTGTTTCATACAAGATTCTTTTTTAAAGACCAATACAATAGAAAGTTTATAGTAGGCGAACATCATGCTATTATTTGTGAAGCATTGGAACGAGTTCTTAAAGGGGAGCTAAAAAGACTAATTATAAATGTTGCTCCAAGATACGGAAAAACTGAATTAGCGGTTAAATCATTAATCAGTCATGGACTCGCTTTAAATCCTTCAGCTAAATTTATTCATCTTTCTTATGCTGATAACTTAGCATTAGATAACTCTGAATCTGTAAAAGATTTAATACAATCTGAATTATACCAAACTGTATTTCCAGAAGTTCAAATAAAGAAAGATTCAAGGGCAAAAGATAAATGGTACACTACTAAAAACGGTGGAGTTTTGGCGCGTTCAGCAAGTGGACAAGTAACTGGATTTGGAGCAGGTCAAGTAGATGAAGAATTAGATGAGTTTCTAAATGCAATTAGCCAAGAAGGATTAGACGACTTAGACAAGAAACTCAATTTCGGTGGAGCTATAATAATAGATGATCCCGTTAAGCCTGACGATGCAGACTCAGATACTCTTAGAGAAAAAGTAAATAATAGATATGATTCTACTATAAAAAATAGGGTAAATAGTCGTAATACTCCCATTATAGTAATTATGCAAAGGCTACATCCTAATGACCTTAGCGGTTACTTGCAACGTGATGCTGAGGTTCATATTCGCTATATTCATAATAGCCACCTTCACT